GTTACATCAATAGGCTTAGGAAGAGCTACAGCAGTTTCTGGAGCCTTAGCGGTCTCATCGAAGCGTCCATCTGGGCCTACTGCTGCGGTGGATGAGTCTGGTAATTCGTCAAAGAGATCGCGATCAAGTGTAAGCATCAGTTAACACTCTTAGTTATAGTGGATGCCTGAGCAGCTCGTATTTTAGCCTGGATGCTAGCTTTTTGCAGCTGAATATCGTTTAAAATACCCGTAGTAGGCTCGAAGCCTGTACGCAGTTTATACGCGCGTTTCTGTAATTCGCCGTAATAATCCCAGTATTGTTTCTCTGCACGTCGATCACCAGTATCGGCGCGCTTAGCCAGAACAGCTAAAATATCTTGCATACGTACTGACTTACTCTCGCCACTACCATCGGCCGCTTGAATAGTTACCACAGACCCATAAGCGTCTAATAAGTCACCTTGACCTTGTTTATGCGCAGCAACACGAAGTTGTGCGTCAGTACCAGCAAAGTCAGTTATATTCTGAAAATCCAGGTGCTTATAAAATCCTACCGGCATAGTAGATTTCTCAGGCGACATCGAGAACCGCGACATGTCTAAGGTATCGACCGTTAAATGCTTCGCCGAAAATGCCGCATACGCTTCATCAATAGCCATCTTCTGCTGGCCAGGTGTGGCTCGTTCCATCGCAGCGTTAGCTGCCCGATTCCACTCAGCCTGAAGCGTACCAACAACAGCTTTAATATGCGGACTTCCGTATATAGCCTCCATAATAGCAGGGCCGAAGTTATCTGCGCCCGATAGAACTGAAGACAGGTTCTCGAAAGTACTTTTAAGCTGGTCATCATAATATTGAATATACGTCCCAACTCGGTTTACTGAAGCGCTTGTAATCTGATTCAGCTGTTCCCTAGTCAATTTTATATCTAATCGTGAGGCTTCTTCGATTGACTGCTGAGCGCCCCAGCCGAGAGTTTGCGCTTTGCCTTGCAGGTCCAAAGACGCTGCCGTCGGCACACGGTTCTCAAATAGAATTCCTACGAGAGTATTAATTTCAGCCGTAGCTTGTGGATTCTTAATATGCAGCTCTTTGATATACCCCTCAGCCATTCCTTGTTCCGGAAACTGGCTCAGCTCCCTTACGTAAGAATCGAAGTTTGCGAACCACGCCGACCGTTCTTCAGCTTTTTGTTTGGCTATGCCTATATCTAGCTGTTTAACCTGCGTTTCCAATGTGCGTAACGGGAGGTCTTTTATTTCAGCTAGAATCGTCGGATCTGTTATAGTCTTTACGGCCGCGTCGTACAAATCTTGGCCAATCTCAAACCCGTTATCTTGAGCATATACGTGCAATAACGTGTCGCGCATTACCTCACTGGACATACGCATATATGTGGCTTCGTCATCAAGAGGCATACCATGAAACTGCATACGCGATACTGTGGCATTATGCATTTGTACTTGAAACTGGCTATAGTCCGGGGCTCCGACAGCTGTCGTTTTGGCCAGGGAGTATGACCGCGCTAGAGTAAATCCTTGAGCTGAATTATTAGCCAGGTTGACTGCGTCAAGATAGTCCGCTGTTTCTTTCTGCTGCTTAGAGCGAACGTCAGTTTCTAGTGATTTGTATAAATTAAAAGACTCTTCAGCAAACTTAGCCGCCATATACTTAGGCATCTTCTGCCCTGCTTGCTTTATCTCGGACATATAATCCTGCAGCAAGCTATGTGACTGTTGTACAAAAGCCATCTGCGACTGGCCAACAACACCAATTAAATCTTTCTCATTACCATAATACGTTTTATTATATTTTTCATACAGCTGCATCGCCGCTTCTTGGCCCTTAGCTTTACCTAGAGCCTGCTCGCGTCGCAATGCAGCAGTATACATAGCTTCCGCGACATTAGCTACCCGCGCACCAACGTCACTACCATACCCGGCTTCGCGGGGTACAAAAGATCTATTTCTAGGTTCTGCCGCGGATGGCGTCTGTATCGTTCCAGTTCCTATGCGAACAGACCCAGTCGCATCTGGCGATATAAGTCCAGCTGCACCGAGTTTCGAATATTGAAGCGGTTTAATCTGTGGCATATTATTTCAGCATTGAAGTCGCGGCTTGAGCGCCATCAGTTATAGCTCGCGTTTTATAGTACGAGCTGGTGTCTTGATACGTCTGCGAACGCTGATCAGCTTCAAATAGCGCGCTCCATGCGCGATTAGCCGAGGTCTGCATTGTCGATACGGCATTAGCCGCGCCTTCAAACAATGCTGCCCTAGATTGCATACTGGCTGAAAGCATATCAGTCATGCCAGAAACATGCGCTTCGTACATTAGTTTCTGGCCTTCCATTACCGCTTGCCATTGCCCTTGAGCTGAGGCATTAAGAATCTCAGCAACTCTGTTGTTAGCATTTGTACGAAGTACCAGAGCTTCTAAAGCCTCGTCAGTTTTTACTTGAGTAATTACATCGGCGTTAGAGTCTTGTCCCATAATTACACCAGACGCCGCTTGTTGCGCTTCCAGCGCGCCTCTAGCTTTCGCATACTCCACTTCGAGTACATGCTCATCAAGATCAAGGGCATTCATCAAGCTATCAATTTCTTCAGAATACAGAAGCGAGTTAAAATTCGCTACCTGCTGTAGAAGATCTCTATTATACGCGGCTATTTGCGAAGACGCTTGAGACTTGAGAGCAGCCTGCTGCATTATCAGATTAGCATTATACTGCGCGGTTACGCCGTATAACGCGGCTTGATTAAATCCGTACTGCCGCGTGTTTAACGCATTTAAATACGCGTACTGGCTATTACGCTCAGCATTAGCTTTTGCAGTGGCCGACGACTGCATATTACCAATTACACTTGCTGCAACCATCACAGCCGGATAAACCCAAGCAACCATTAGTTATATACCTCCACTGTATCGACAACCGCACGAACGGTTAAAGGCAGAGGTTGAGTCTGCTTAATATAGTAGTTAGGGTCGTTAGTATGACCCTCTAAGAAATCAATAGTAACCCAGCCACTGAACAACGGAATCTGCTCATTTACTGGGTGATATATCTGTCTGAACGGTACATAGTCTTCTCGCGCCTCACCTTCAGCGTCTATTGTACCAATAGTGCAGCCTAAAGATTTGTAAAAATCAATTGCTACGTCAATGATTCTAGCGGTCCTGCCCAAGGTAGTGCCTTCATCTCTGCTGGGTGTATCAAGCAGTATCGGCGATATTATGCTTTCGTAAGGCAAGCCGAACATTACATGGCTATAGTCATCATCCAGTGTAATAGTGCCGTCGTTAGCTACTATCTGATTAGGTAAAACTAAGCCGTCGGCCAAGATAGCAACTTCTTCGCCCACCAAATGTATTCCACCTGGAACTTGAGAAATAGGAACCCCTTGATAAACTACGTGGCTATCAGCATAACGGCCCCATTCAGCGTCATCTGCGTTAAACCGAGGCGCGAACACTTCGAAGTAATATTTATCCGCGCCGTTAATTATACGCTTAACAGCACAAAAGAGATCATCTTCACGCTGATTACCAGGAATGCAAGTAACAGTTTTAAACGCTCCCTGCGTGTCATGGTGATGCCACCCCACTACTTTATGCTCGCGCTGATAAGTGAGACCAAGAAGATCGCCGTCGCCGCGGACACACCAGATAATGTTATCAGGCGTACGCTGGAACGTCCAGTCAGTGATAGAGTAATTATCAGTGACATGCTGCGACGCAACGCTTAAATCCGATGTCTTGTAACTGTCGTATGTATAGTCATAAACAAATTCATTCATGGACCGGCCATGGCGCTCAACAAACAGCGTAGCCAAATTGACCAGGAGTGGTTTCAATGCCTCCGAACCATTATTAGTCTGCTTCATAGCTAAGATGTTATTCGGGGTCAAAGCTGGTTGACTTGATCCCTGGACAGTCCATTCGTCACCTATTGTGCCAATGTAAAGAGCCTTACCAGATACGATCCATACAATCTTGTTCTGCCGACCGCTATTCAGTGTAAATGTAACAGCGTCGGCATCGACCAGGGTAGATCCAGCTTGACCAAAGTGCGTAAAATCACCCGCGCGTGACATCCATACAGTTTGTCGGCGAAGAAGATTTGCTGCAAACACTAAGCGCTGCTGATGAAACGTAACCCTTTCTGGCCAGCCGTAGGACGCTGACCAATCGGTTGGTGCAGACGTCATAGCTGTATAAGCGTTAACTACGGTCCAGCAAGTATGACTATGCCTACGAATTATGTGCGGAGCTAATCCACTTTGAGCTATGTACATTTCATCCGCTGACTGAGCCCAATCAAACGTATCAATGTCCCAGCCCGTAGGCATAGTCAAACTTACTATATCACCAGCGTTGTAACTCTGAGGCGACCCAGGAGGACACTCAGTAATAGGCGGGTCATCAAAAACGACAAGACCTGTACGCGTACCAAATACAAGCTTGATAACACCACTCGTATGCTTGAAAAAGATCATAACATACGCTTGCACGTTATTGAATATAAACGGCACAAACCGAATCTTGGGGTCAGTAGAACTAAGCCCCAGAGATGTAAGATCGTAAAGAAACTGGGTACCCGAGCGATTAATTGCCGGTCCTTGGGCCAGGCATATAGCATTATACATCTTCCTACAGCCGTTCTTATACCGCTCAAAATCTATGCGATCGAAGACCAGGGGTGAAACTTCGCCTGAGGAAAATGAATGCTTTAGCCTATACATTACTCACCTACGTCTACGAAAGAATCATAGTTAGCGTTGCCATCCATAGGAATATAGTCGTTCCCTATGTTAGCATCAATGTGCCACGCGTCGCTTGCGGCAATTCTATACATCTCGTATAGCGCCCTAGTTCTAGCCTGGTCAGCTACTAAAGACGGAGCCATAAAGAACGCGGTGTACGCAGCTACTGCTATAGAAAAAGTATGAGGATACGATGCCACAGGTATTTCCGCAGCGGTGTAATATAGGTGAACACCAGTCTCCGGGTCGATGTTAGTAACGAGATTCGTGCCATTGATCTCCCACGCTCTACGGCTACCTCTAGGATGAAGCTCACGAGGTACTACACAGTCACTCGGTAATGCGTAAGCATAGTAGCCTGCCGGTGGGGTGACGTCTAGTACCTCGTGAAGCTTTTTGAGTCTCCTCGCAAAATTCCAGTCCAAGTCGCTAAGCACCGTTTTAATAGCGGCATCAATAGCAGTCTGACAGAGTCGAGCTCGCCGACTTGGGTCATCAAGCGCGCGGATAGCGGCTTCGCCCAAATGAGCAAGTGCAATGTTACAAATGTCAACCTTGGACAAACTCATAATTAACCTCTTGGCTTAGGCTCGTGGCGAAACCGAATGTCTAGAATTTGGTTAACCAACTCAGCTTTACTGGCCCGCTTCAGCTGAACCCCGTAGACATTTTCCATAGCCGTATTAGCTTCTTTCAAAGTCCACTTAGCCGCCATGAGTTCAGCTTCGCTTGCGGTAACAAAATCAACCTCTCGCGCGGCTATAGGTTCAAAGTGCGGCGGGCATTCATCAAAAGCTTCTACGTCTCCGGCATTAAAAAATCGGATAGCCCCATCGGGCATCCGAATTTGGCACGTGACAATTGCTACGCATTCCATAGTAGTTAGCCCCCCAGTTGCCTGAGGGGCTCTCCTTATTAGCCGTTAGTCTGAACGCCCGGCAGAACGATGCCTGCCGACCAGGACCCGGCCGAAGGCGATCCGGCCAAAGCTACTTTTACATACCGAGCGGTGTCTGAGGGCAACTCAAACTCAACAATCTTACCCGCCAAGGTAGCGATATGAGTAATGAGAGCATCGCCAGCTGTATCGGTAGCCCCGTCAGTGACCACTACGCCAGTTGCGCCGGCCAGGGTAGAAGAACCCTGCACAAAAACTTTGATAGGACGACCTGGACCGGGACGAACCGACCCGAGGTCAATAACAGTCGGCGTTCCGTTATACGCCAAACCATCTGCAAACATCGCATTTTTATCGAGAATCATTACATTCCTCCAATGGAATTGTGTGGTAAGAAATTTACTATACTACCGCGTCAATTACGGGGCAGTTACAACAGCCTCAGTCTCGAGAATGGCCGAACAACCTTTGATCGGCACGCCGCGGAAGCTGAGTACTTCTTTGCCGAATACGTTAGAATACCCGAGAGCCGCATTCGCTTTCTCAACAGCTGCCAGGTCCAGCATCGCCAAAACTGCCGGAGAAGCGTAGAAAATACCGCGACGACTACCCTGCGGGATAGTATACAGGGCTTTAATCATGGCCTGATACAGAGCTTTTTGGGCAGTAGCGTTATCGAGATTGGCCAATTCTATGTTACAGATACGAACGATGTAACGCCAGTCTTTTACGCACAGGCCCATTTTCCATTGATAATGCGTACGATAACCTTGGAACCGGCCACCGTCATTATCAAACAGAGTCACTTCGCCGAGGTCATTCGACTTGAGCCCAGCCTGCGAACCTTTCGGGTAGATCCCGAATACGGTGTCCTCGCCCCACACAACATACCACAGAGAGGTCTGAACGCTCGCATTCTGGCCTCCAGCAGAAATGATGTGCTTCAGGTAAGCTGAATTGGTAGTGGCCGCGTACTTATTTGCAGGCGCGCCAAGTACGTTGTAACGCGGAGACAGCCCAAGAAACCGCTCCGGATTAGCAGAGGTGTCGCCGTAGAACAGGGTAGTGGCCATGGTGTTAGCCATGCCTTCGAGGTGCGGTACATCCTCAGACATACGGTATTCGGCGGTGTTCCCGTTCAGCATAGCGAGATCTTTGTCAATCTCACTATATGCCTCAAGCATACCGATAGTGTCATCAACCTGGGCAGTGACACTTTTGGTCGGCCGAACACCGTAGTTCAATTTACGCCAAGTCGGAATAGGAATACCGGCCCGTACGGTGTGCCGATGTCCAACATCAAGGTTACCCTCGACAATCGGGATGTCTTGAAGAATAGGATTGAATTTTTCAAGCACCTCGGCAATCTTTGCGATTTTGCCGTTGGGATCGAGACGCTTGGTAATATTTGCCAGCGTGGGCAGTTCAGATCCAAGATACGGTACGAAAGCCATGACTTCTCCTTACTCTTTGCTGGGGTGATTTTCCCCATACATTGTTTGTGCCAATGACCGTTCACCCGGCGGAACGTTCACGGCGCCTTTTAAAAACCCGCCTTCCTGCATACTAAGCCCTAGGTTCTTGAAAAACTCAAGCACCACAGGGTGATTTGCATAACCAGTATCTTTCAGGAACTTAGTCACTTGACCATCGGGATCACTCTGTTTGAGTGCTCTTTTGGCTACTGACATATGTTGCCCGGCTTGCTCTCCCCAGTTTTTGATATGCGCTTGCCCCGCGTCAGCTAGAGCCTTGAGCTCTACTTCACGCTGTGCTTTAAGCCCAGTTGACAAAAACTCGACAGTAGCATTTAACTGGTCCTGCGATAACTTATTGGCCTTACCAAAGTCTTTAAAAAATTCCGGAGTTCCCTCCGGTAATACCAGATCTCCTGCTGCATCCGTAATAGGCGGTGCGTCTGGAGTTGTTGGTGTCGTCGGAGCGACGTTTTGTACCGGCGCTTCAGGCGTCGGTGTCAGATCCGGTGTCGTCGGAGTCGGATTCGCTTCGTTGGTTAAGTTGTCCATCGTTCTGTCCTCGCTGCTGTTCAAGAATTATTCGCGCATAGAGAGTAGGATCAATCTCGTCTAACAGGGATAGCAAGTCAATACCTACCGCTCTGCGCCCTCTACTAGCATTTACGACATACAAGTCGCAAAAGCTCAGTACCTGCCAAACAAACTCACGTCCATGCCGGAGCTTCATCAGCTCCCGCATACGCGTGATAAACGCTACGTGTTCTTTATCAACACTCATATGAGACCTGCCTGCTGAGCCATTTGCTGACCCTCAATGAGAGTGACACCAGCCTCAGCCTGCGCTTTCTGCGCTGAAGCCTGCTGCAGATTTACTTGACCGCCTACCTGAGCCTCTTCTAACTGCTGCTGTCTGGCCATCTCAGCCTGCTGCATTTGCTGACGCTGTTGCCGAATAGTTTGTACAGCTTCTTTCGTTCTCAGAATTCCGAGGCGTACCCCAGAAATTGTCGCGTGTTCACGAGCAGCCTCATCTACATCGATGTTGTCCAAGATAGTCTGGTCAAACTGGGCTGCCTGGCCAATGAAAGCCATGAAACTATTAATCCCTTGCAGAGCTACTGCACGCTGCGCCGTGGCCAGAGGAGACACGATATGGATCTGATAGTCACTGGCGAGCTGTGCTAGCTCCGGCGACAACGGCGGAAACAATTCTTTTCGTACCATTATGTTAAAGCAACGTTCGACCAGGGGCTGTAAGAATTCAAACTGCAACCGCTCAATAACCGGGCCGAGCCGGAGCATCTTTTCTTGCTCCCTGGCCATAACCTCAGTCGCTTTATATGGGCTAGCATTCGGGTCCCTTGAGGCCGTGAGAAAAATATCGTTATAAAATACTCGCTGAATACGCTGTTCAACGCGTTCGATATTCATCGTTACGCCCTGATACTCGAACCGGCCTTGGTACAGTTCCGATACTACCTCTGACGGATTGGTGTAGAAGTTCTGGCCACCGGGTAAGGAATTAATCTTGCCGCGCATACGCGCTGGGATATTCAGCGGTGGATCTACTGCCTTGTGAGTGGCCATGAGAAAGGCCTTCTCCATCTCTTGCAAGCGCTTAATATGTGGTAGTGCCCGAGAACCAGGACCAATACCATACACATCAGAGCCAATCGTATCCCATCGAGCAGCTTTGTACGGAAACTCATAGAACCCCTCTACAGATAACGGCTGCTGGTTATAGGACCGAAAATGCGTAGACTGCAATCCGCCTACTGAAGATAACTCATATATCTTGCGAGTATATTTTTTATCTTGGTATTTTTGTTTGTATACTACTTCTAGGAGTACACAGTCAGCCCTGTGCATACCGCTACGCCGCTCAGTTACAATTCGCTTAAGCTCGGCCGACGCGGTTTTCGGAAACATTTCTACAACCTGCGCCGGAGTCTTAAATATCGTACGATAGAACGTAGCAACTTGGCCCTTCGAGTCGAGGGTGAAAGCATATTCACCAGCCGTGAGTAACTCGAACCTAAACGCTGTAAATTCATCGTCAGTGTCTTCGCCCACATATAAGCACCCAGTACCGAAGCCACATAGTTCAGTGTAGAAGCTATTTATCTTGCTGTAAAACTCAGAGTTATGCAGTGCTGCGTGCATGAGACGCTCGCATTCTTCCAACCACTGTTTCAGCGGTTCGACCTGCAAAAGCCTTTTATCTGCCCAGGTGAGCGAGAACCACGGCATAGATGGACTTGTTAAACCGCCGTGCATGCCCGAAGTGAGCACATACAGGGCTTCTTCAGCTATGTTATTTACTACCTTAGGCGCAGTGAGTTTACGCTTTCTCGGCTTAGACAGAGTCTGATAGATGCCACGGCCAGGTAAAAGAAACTCAGAGACGGACCGCCATTCGGCTTCCCACTCTGAGCGCTCATTTTTGCAGTCTTCATAGCCTGCTAGAAACTTTGAAAAATCGTCAGACATTAGCTCACCAGCGTGCCAGTGGTTTTAGGATCTTCGTCATCCAGTAATGGGCTCGTGTGTATGGTCTGAGATACGCCCTTTTTCCTAGCCTGCTCAATTCCATAATCGGCTTTCATCTTGGCCGCTAGCTGCGCCTGCTTCTCTGACCAGTCAATATTTGCCGATTTCTGAATAGGTGGTACCTGAATAACCGGCGGCGGTGTTTGTGAAGCGGATTGCTGCGACATGGCCATAGACATCTGCTGCTGATGTCCAAGCTGAGCAATTAGTGCCAACAACGCGTCATTCGAGTTGTTATCATTACCGCTAGGCGGAGCTACTAGCTGCTTAGAACTCCCGCCTCCAAATAAGCCGCCCATGTCAGACTCCTAAGAGATAGGCTTCGTCTTCATCGACCAGGGAAGTGCGGTTAGCTGGAATACCTTTCGACGCGCCTGCCAGAGTCTCATCACCGCCAGGGCGTACATAATTCTCGGCATTTCCGCGCTTCAGAGCAAACCCAGTGAAACCTTCCGGTGCGCCAAAATCTTTCATGTGGGTTTCCAAAGACACCTGGTCGCCTTCACCCCATATAGACGCAAAATAATCGCTAATACGCTGTGATTTAATATTATCGTCAATATTATAGTCTATGCCGAGCAAAGCAGCGTTTGAACGCTCCTTGTTAATCTCGGAATTAATAAAATCAGTAGCAGAGCCGGCAGCCGACATATACCCTGAGTACAGCTCATCGCGTTTGGCCCTGCCAGCAGCAAGACGCTGTTCTTCCATGCGCCGGTCATATTCAGCCTGCTGGTCACGTTGCTGCTGAGCATACATGGCTTGTTGCTGTTCCATGCTCTTAGCCATGTCCATACCGGCACCGCTGAACATACCCATGATCTGCTGTTGCTTCTGCTGATCTGCGGCAGCTTGAGCCCAACCGGCTAGGTAGCCCTGGGCCAGGTTGGTGTCAGTTCTACCGCCAAACTGTGCATTTGGGTCACCTTGTGGATTATAGGCGTTGTAGCCCATATTCGCGCCGTACGTCTGTCGTGAGGACGAAGTCCACTCATTTCCACCAGTCATTAGCTTAGTAAGCCTCCTTCCTCTGTTGCGCTTTTACGGAACCGCGCGGGATCCGATGGAGCGGCTGTAGAACCTGATGTGCCTCGCGGTATCTGCGCCGCCCACCCGGCATAATAGTCAGACCAGGCTTTCTGGTTCGCGTCATACGCTTTCTGGTCCGAGTCGTTCATCCCACCCATCATCTGATTCAAGCCGCCAGCTACCTGCCCTTTTCCAAACCAATTGTCGTGTGCGCCAAACGACTGTTTACCTGCCAAAACATCAAAGGTATTCTGCGCCGCCTGATTCGTCGCCTGCCCCAGAAAATCGTATTGGGCCATCTTCGCGTCTTTTCCGAAAAACTGCAGCGTGGCAGCCGGGTTGACCACAGTAGAAAAGAGGGTACTAAGGTTACGCGTCAACCCCTGCCCTCGCCACGGTGTGAGTACGTTAGTCGCAAAATCACCCATAATTCACCACCACGCCGTTTACGTGCTGCCCCGCGTACCAGCTACCCTTCTTAACTACGCCAACTTTATGATAACCCGACTTATACAGCAGCATCAGAGCTCTTCGATTATTCTCGGCAACCGATCCTATTACACCAGCCGCTCCTGGCCAGGTGCATACGGTTTCGGCTACGAAACGGGTGATGTCAATCATCTCACGAAACGACAACTCCGGCCACACGCTGCCGTGTAATCTGACCGTTCCGCCCATCATACCGTCTGTCGCAAACTCTGCCACGGGGGTCTGATCCTGTAACACGAAGAACATCTGCTGCCCGCCCATGGCGATCAGCGTTAAAACATCCGCCCAGGTGGGGTTCTTTACGTTTCCCACGCGGAACTGCAGTTCATCGTGCATGTACAGCGTCTGCCAGTAGGTCTGTACCTTGTCTCCGTGCACTTGATATATCGGCGCAACTTGGTACTTATACGTGTGCTGCGGGTAGTCGGGTCGGAGAGCGGGCATTACCACATCTCCTCAACCAGCTGTGATCTCTGGTCCATGTAACCCAGAGGATCGTACGGCCGCGGCTGCTGCTTCATGTGCATCAACTGGTCAAACATTTCCTGAGTAACACCCAGACGTTCCATCTCCGGTGAGAGTATCGGAGTCTCATCCAGCTCTTCTGTACACGTGAGCGCGAGGGCATCACCACAGTCAGTCGACTTCACGCCCCGGTTCTTCAAATGAGCTTTCGATTCTATCTGTAATTTGCCTCGGTCGTTGATTATAAAGGTCGGCTGTGACAGATCATAGGCCAGGTCAGGATCATCCGGCAGTGACCAGGGGAGTTCGGGATGACAAATCCCTTGCTTCATACGACCCCACAGCTGATCTTTCTTCATGTGGTACAGGTCGTCGTAAGTTTTGCCAGAAAAATGAACGGGTATTACCCTGTCCTCGAAGCCCAGCTGAAACAATCTCGACCAGATGGCTTCGCCTCTGCCAGCGTCGATGAAGCAATAGTGGGCTTTCCACGTGCGCAGATGATCTGCCACTCTCGCTGCCAGTGCCATGGGGTCCAGTCCCTGGAACTTTTCCAACGGCCATACTTTACGCCCCTGTCTGCGTGCGATGACCGCGCGGTCCCCCTTCTCAGCATATGCAGGGTCGACGCCTATAATACGAGGCGCAAAATTATAGGCGTCCTCTGGCAGGTCGAGTGACATTCCTTTCTGTATGTAGTCCAGGGGTATGAGCACGTCTTCGGCGCTGGCCGACCAGCTGGTATAAAACTCTTGTTCGATCAGGCTTTCGGGCATCCCCGCTTTACGTTCAGACTCAATATCCGCGAGCGACGGGAACCCAGTATCCTCGCAAGACAGGCGTTCGTAGAACCATTCGGGGTTTATCTTCGCCATCTGCGCCATCTGGAACAGATGATTCATTCCGCGAGGCGTGCCATTAAACAGCGCCCAACCACCGTTCTCGGCCAGTACTGGCCTCATGTACTGCCAGATACCGGGTTTGTGCAGAGAAAACTCCGTATAAATCTGGCCAAGGGGATTAGTACCCACGACCGCGTCGGGGTTATCCGAGCCGAGCAAATGGATTATGCTTCCGTTGGTCAGCCAGATTTTCATCTGCTGATCGAGTTTGCGGGTAATGAGTGAGGCAGGGATGTAGTCGATAAACCGCATACCAGAGCCATCGGAACCCTCCCAGATGATCGATCTCACCTGGTTCGCAAAGGGTCCGATATATTGGTACAGGCCTTTACGCTGAACAGCTTTAGCGGCCAGTATGTTTATCGCGACAAGGTCTTTACCATTTCTGCGGGGCCAGACAGTAACTCCCCGTAAGCCGGCTTTGTCCTGGAGCATGTAGTTCCAGATCCGTTTCTGATACGGACGTAAAGCCAGTATTGGAAGTTGAACCGTGGCCATGGGTCAGTTAATATTGTTCTGTATTTGAACTATCGTTGTCGGCAAGGCGTCTTTGTCACCTTGGCCGATCTGAACAGGATTTCGTTCACGTATAAGTTTCGCTGCATTTAGGAGCGTAACCAATTTGGTGGGTGTCCGGTCGTCGGTTGCGCGCAGTTCCTCGATGATCTCTAGAGCCTTTTCTAAAATGGCTCTTTCAAGCTGGGCAATGAGCGGTTCATGCTCCATCTGGCGATAAAGCCCAATGAGCTCTAACCGCGTTTGGCTTTCTTCTTTCAAAGAAGCCGCGGCATTGACCAGGTGGGTGGGCGTAGTCAACTCCGAAACTGACGGAACGCTGGAGTTGATTTCTGGTACTTTTCTCTGCCAACCATCGACGCAAACAAGCTGGTCGAGCATGGCTGTGCTGAACCCGTATTTACTGGCCAGGGATGTTATTGTCGCTCCGAGGTATTCGTAGTCGAAGCGAGCGGCTCTTTCACGTACTTGAGGTGTTAGCATAAGAATCTCCTATTTTGGATTTTAGCATGTTTCGCAGAAAAAGTAAAGCTTTATTTTTTCCTAGTCATTATTTAGGGTGCAGAAAAAAAGGAGGCGAAACTGAAACTATAAAACGCGCGACGGTCTTCAAAATCTTTGTTTACGGAGCTTTTAAACGAAAAGAGTAGTAGCCTACGCACTTTGTCGAAAATGCGACAGAAGTCAGTTTTGTCACAATTCCCGTATACGTATATGCGTATGTAGGATCAGAGTAACTTAAGCTCCTCGGCTGGTCCGATGATCCATCATTCGGCCGTTCCGGTGATCCATCACTCGCAGATACGTATCTACGA